ATATTAGCCATAGTTTGTTAACCTCCATAGTGTGCGCATAGCTTGCGCATAATGTGCGCATAGTCTGCGCATAAATCAAATAAAAGGGCGGCGACTCTGAGCCGTCGCCCTAAATTGCTATTAAGTTGTAACAGTTACCTCGCAAGTAGCTGTATAGCTGCCGTCTACTGTAGTAACAGTAATTGTAGCTGTGCCTGCTGCAACGCCTGTAATAACGCCTGCGTCTGAGACTGTGGCGATTGTGTCGTCACTTGTGCCCCATGTAACAGCCTTATTAGTTGCGTCCTCAGGAGCAACTGTAGCTGTGAGAGTCAATGTCTCGCTAACAGCGATTGAGTCGCTTGTTGGAGAAACTGTGACGCCTGTAACAGGAACGTCACTTGTTGGATCAGTAGCAACCTGAATAGAGTCAGGAGTCTGAATTGCGTCAAAGAATGTTGAAACGTCAGCCAGACCATATCTAGCGTCAACAACAATGCCCTTAGCTCCTGCTTTGCTCCAATTTGTGCCGTCATAGACACCCTTATTAAACTCATACTCTGTGTAAATGCCTGTAAAGGTAATCTGAGTATTGTTTGTGTCTGTGCCGTCGTCCTCTGTCTGATATGTCTCCTCTGGGATATTAAACTGTCCCTTGAGACGTGAAACGTAACGATAGCCGCCATCTGTGCCCTTAGTCCTATAAGTGATTGCGTAATACTTATTCTGACGTGGGCTGTCAACCATCATGCCTGTTGTTGCGTCAAAGCTCTTGCCGATTAGCTGAGCTAACTGATTTAAAGCAGGAGGCGCAATTGTGAGAGTGATAGTATCTGCACTCTCTGAGTTAACAACAATCATAGCTTTGTTGTCATAGTAATGAGCCTCACTAGCTGAGTCTGTAGACTTGCCGATTTCCTGCACAGGGATATGAATAGGAGTTGCTGTCTCATATCCTGTGGCGTCGTCTTTTGTTACTTCTGCGAAATAGAATTTATCTACGCCGCGAAATTCAAAGATCTGCTGAGATGTATCTGCCATCTTTTTTCCCTCCTAATTTGTATTTTGTAAAAACATAACTACCATGCCACGTCCGACATGAGTAATTTCATCACTTTGTAAGTCATAGCCGCGCGTTGCTATAATATAGCCTGCGCTTTTAAGTAGAGTCCTAGCCTCGCCTAAAAGGCTATAGGCTTTGTCAGGATCTGTTGTATAGACATTGACTTGAAAAGTCCAATCAACGTTAGCCGTGTCGTTATCATAGGCGCTATGCTCTGACTCGTCGCTATTCCAGAATGTAAAAAAAGTGTCTGGGTATGCCTCATCAGGAGCTAAAGAGCCCTGTCTGATAACAGGATAATTAAACGACTCTAATAGCTCGATTAAATTATCAACCATGCTATTTTCCTCCTACTCTGTCCTCTATCTCTGCCATAAAATACTCCATAATGTCTCTAACCATGCGACTTTTGTATTTTTTTCTAACAAAAATGTCCTCTAACTTATAGTTAGGCTGCATTCGTGGCGTGCCTGTGATTAGAAATGAGCCTGCGTTAGGCTTTGTCTTGTCGAAACCATAACCGACGTCGCCCTGTGTGCCGCTCCATCTAACCTTAGGATTTTTGATTATTGCGCCTTTAGTCCTGCCGCTTGAGTAATTACCTTTAGCAGGCAGGTTATTAGAGTCCATAGCCTCCGCTGTGTCCTCGTCCACAGTCTCAGCTGTTTGCTCCATAATGTCCGTAAAAATCGCTTGCAAGTCAGCCCCTAAGCCGTCTAGCTCCTCAGCAAATTCCTCAAATTGGCTAAAATCCAAATAGAAATTATTGCGCCGCTTTGCGCCGCCTTTATTCCACTTTACGCCTGCCCAATTGCCGCCTCGCCTAGCCATTTTTTTACGCTCCTCCCCTAACAGCCCTAACCTTAAATTTGCAAAATTGACTCCTCATGTCGATATTTTCAGGAGTATTTATAATTTCATACACCTGACCTGTCGAGAGGACTTTAATCCTGCAATCCGCTTTAATATCAGGGCGAAACCACGTCTCAACGTGTGCCGTGTCCTCTAAGGTATACACGTCGTTATTTGTCGTCTCAGTGCCTCCAAATGTTTTAAAAGAGCAATTTAATCTTATGCCCTCCTCTGGAAAAGCCTTTTTTGTGACGCCTTTTGCTGTCGAGTATGTGGGAATTAACAGCTCTATAGCTGTCGAAAATGGAAAAGAGGGCTTGTAAGTTTTCATTGTCAATCCCTCCTCCTATTGTTTGTAGCTTAGCTGCGTTGCTCGCTGCATAAAATATTGTGAGAGCTTGCCGTCAGCTGCGCCATAATTCCATAAATCAGCGACCCCTCTGGAGACAATGCCAGACGTAATATAAGCTGACTTAACGCCTGCGTCAGTTAAAAAGGCTACAACCTCGTCAATATATTCTGTTATAGTGGCGTCCTGATAGTCGCCCTCTATTCCTAGCGCATTTTTAACGTTAGTTAGCATTGTTGCGTCTGCCATCTCTCAACCTCCTAATATTCTGGCTATAAGGCAATGCCCTATAGCCAGAGACATTAATTAAAATCCTACTTTTGTAATTGTTACAGCGCTGTCTGCGAGCTCTGCCTTGTAAAGAGTAGAGCCATCTGCTACAACGTCGCCTGTAGGAGTTGTTGCAGCTCCTGCAATTGTAAAGCCCTGATAATTCAAAGCAGGGATAAAATATACTGTTGCTGCTGAAACGCCCTCAGCAAAATCTAAGGACTCCACAGGCTCAGCTGCTAACTGATCGCCGCTAGCTGCTGTTGTGAGACTAAACACGCCTACAGAAGTAGCCTGTAAAGCTGCTACAGTCTCGCCTGCGATTGTTAAGATATTTCCATAAAGAGTTAATAAATCTGTCGCCATAACAGGGACAATTCTCTCTGTATTAATCATTGATTTTCCCTCCTAAATTATTTTTTTATGACTCTGCGGCTGCCCATGCGCCGTCTACAACCTTTAAGACCTTGCCGTCGTCCTCAGCTGTAACAGCAGGAAGTGTAGCCCCTGTTACAAGAGTAGCGATAGCGTTAATCATGTCAGGAATAATTGTAATATTGGCGACGTCCTCAGCCTGTCCACCTAAAGCAACATATAAGCCCTGTAGAGCTGTAATATTGTTATCCATAGCCTACCCTCCTCTTAGTTGCCCTTTTTCTTAATGAGATAATATCCCATAGGGTTAAGGACACGTCCGTCTACGATTGTGAGGAGCTTGTTAACCCATTTGTTAGTCTCCTCGTCAAAGTAGCGCTTCATTGCCATCTGCATGTTAGTGTTGATTGCGTACTCCTCAGGCTGCCAGAAGATACCAACAACAGCGCCTGTAGGAGCTGCGTCAAAGTCTGGGATAACGTCAGGCTCTACTAAGCTAATCTCACGTCCAAAGAAACGTCCGTTAGGGTTACGAGAGTCGCCGTCGTTAACCTCAAGCCCTGTAGCCTGTCTGAATACAGGATTGTTGTTAGCGTCTGCCATTGTCTCTAAGTATGTCTCAACTGTAGAGAGTGGGAAAATAAACTCGCCTGCTCTGTAGCCTAAAGGCAGCTGAGAGAAAAATTTCTTTCTCCATGCTGTCCAATTGTTAAACTCTGCGGCTGTCATTTCTACGACATTAGTAACTCTAGGATCGTTGAGAATACCTAACATCTGTCCCTTACCTGTGCCGTTAACAATGCCCTTATCCATAGCCTGCAAATATGCCTTAACCATGATAGAAACGACTTCACGCTCGAACAAATCGAGAGCAACGATTGAGCTGAGGAGAGACTGAGCTACTCTAATCTCGCCAATGTTATACTCAAACATAATATCGCCCATTGTGCCGCCGTCCTGACGTGGGCTAACAGTAGACTCAGAGATCCAATGGAAAGTAGCCTGTAACTCGCCTACAGGGAAACGTACGCCGCCCTGTACGTTGAGCTTACGAACCTTAGTAAAGAGCTGTCCGTAAACTTTGCGGATTTCGTTAATAAACTCCTGAATAAGAGTTGTAGGAATGATAGCGCCTAGCTGCTCTGTGTTAGCTGCTGCTCCAGAGCGTGCCTGCATTGCTGCGATGCCCTCAGAAATGAGAGGAGTAGTAACGCCACGCTGTACATAATCCTTAAAAGCCTGTCTGTATTCGAGAGACGCAAACTTGTCCTCGTTAGAGCGCTGCTGTGTAGGAGCTGCACCCATGCCAAAGCTGCCAATAGGATTAACTAAAGTAGCATTGTTAGGGACAGGAACGTTAGAACGCTGCTCGCCGCCGTCCTCTGGCTGTGGCTCTGCGCCTGCTGCTGCCTCCTCTGCATTGATAGCGTCGAGCTCCTGCTGAGTCTCGCCAATCTCTGCGTTAACGTCGTCAAGCTCCTCAGTGAGTGAGCGAACCTCGTTAGCGTCTGTAGAGGCATTGCAACGCTCTACTAACTTAGCTTTCTTAGCCTGCAATCTAGCTAATCTCTGCTCTAAAATTTTCTTTCTCATTTTTGAACCCTCCTAAAGTTTTGATCTAAACATGAACTTAGCTTTTTCAAGCTCCAACTCGTTTAAATCTGTCTCCACAGATTGTCCTCTCTCCTCTTTAGCTTTCTCCAAAGCTAAACGGGCGCTCTCCAACGCCTCCTTAGATCGAGCGTTTATCTCAGTGGACTCGTAAGCAGGAAATGTTACAGCGCTTACCTCCACGACTGAGCCAATTTTACGGACGTGCCTAACAGGGTGATCTGACTCCAAATCAGACCACTCCTCGTCATCAATTGAAAACATAAACGACATGCCTGTTATGTCTCCTCTCTGGACGGCTGAGTAAAGGGATCTAGCCTCTGAATTGTTCTCAGTGTCAAGCTGCACCTCTATAGCCATTCCCTCATAATCAGGGCTTAGCTGCATTGTGCTATTTCCATTATTTCGACGACTCCTAGCAAGAGGGATCTTGCTAATATCGTGATTAACTAAAAATCTAACGTCTGTTAAGTCTGCGCCATCTAAAGCGCCTCGCTCGATAATTTCATCAAACCAACCTAAGTCAGTTTTAGACTCATAGACTATAGGACGCCCTGTTATAATATTGCCTTTTTCGCCGCTCTCAGCTCTAACCTCAAAGCTATAGCTGCGCTGCTCTAATGCTTTTAAAGCCATCTTTACACCTCCTAATCGTTGTAAACAATGTTATTTCCGCCTGTCCATGCGCTCCATGTGCCTGCTGTCTGGACTCTTGTTTTAATCTCGCCTGTTTGAATATCTACGGCTAATTGAAAACAATAGCCGTCCAGATAGTAACCGCATACAATCAATGCGCAATAAGAAAATGGCGCGTTTGTGCAAGTCATGGCGTTATAAAATCCGCTAGTTGTGATTGTATTTAAATTCTTGCTGTATAACTCCATAGAGCCCTTATTGTTTTGCGCAACGCCTGCAATAGAGCTATAGAGCTTATTATTAACAGCGTCAATTGCTGTTTTAACGCCGCCTGAGGTTACAGGATTGTCTGAGCTTGCTGTTGGTGTAGTGTCAAACGTTAGCTCGTCCTGCTTGCCGTCAAGAGCTGTCTTAATTCCTCCTGAGGTTACAGGATTGCTAGAGTCTGCTGTTGGTGTAGTGTCAAACGTTAACTCGTCCTGCTTGCCGTCAAGAGCTGTCTTAACGCCGCCTGAGGTTACAGGATTGCTAGAGCCTGCTGTTGGTGTAGAGTCAAATGTTAGCTCGTCCTGCTTGCCATCTAATGCAGCCTTAACTACTTTATTCTGCACAGGGTTTTCACTTGTGCCAGATAAAGCAGCGTCTATTGTCAATGTGTCCTGCTTTTGATCTAATGCAGCCTTAACTCCTCCACTTGTTACAGGATTGCTAGAGCCTGCTGTTGGTGTAGAGTCAAACGTTAATTTGTTCTGCTTGCCATCTAAAGCGCCCTTAACTACTTTATTTTGCACAGGGTTTTCGCTTGTGCCAGATAAAGCAGCGTCTACAGGAGGGATATTAATCCCTAAATCTGCAAGCTCCTTGTTGCCCTGCAAAGTAACGCCGTTAATCTGAGGCTTGTTTGATAGTCCGTTATAGTTTGTTGTGCCGCCGCCTCCGCCGCCGCCTGCCTCAATTGTCTCTTTTAACTCTATTAGCAGCTCCTCGATAGGACTTTGAGGAGGATCAGTGTACTCTGTTCCGTCAATTGGCG